GACCGCCTGAAGTCCGCAGAGGTCGCGAAGTTCAAGCCTTTTTTGCAACAGGCTGAACGTGATTTGCAGATGCGGCTGATTGCCGCCGACATTGAGACCTATGACGCCAAGCGCATCCAGATCCTGCTGGACGCCATCGAGCGCGACATGCGGGCGATATTTGGCGGCTACACCACGCAACTGACGGGAGACTTGATAGACGCGGCTGTGTATCAGGCGCAACTTGAGGCGCGCAATCTCCAGACTGTTTCAAAAGTGCCGTTTGAATCCGTCATCCCATCGCCCGAGCAAGTGCGGACGGCCGTCATGACTGCCCCGCTTGCTGTACAGGGATACCGACAGGGCGCATTGCTTGAGCCATGGATGCAGGGCTGGACGGATGATTCCATTGCATACGTGAATGGCGTAATTCAGCAGGGTTATTATCAGGGCAAGAACACAGCCGAGATTGTCCGCAGTCTGCGCGGAACCGCAAAGATGCGCGGCCAAGACGGGACGCTGGCGCAGATTGACCGGGCAAACACCGTGCTTGTGCGGACAGCCGTGCAGCACTCGGCGCAGGTTGCCCGCGAGACCTTCTTCCGCGCCAATGATGACATCGTGCTTGGGCTGGAATGGGTTTCAACCCTGGATTCCAGAGTCACAATCCAATGCGCCAGTTTGGACGGAAAACGATTCCCGCTCGACTCCGGCCCTCGCCCACCACTCCACCCACAATGCCGCTCGACCACCATTGCCGTGCTTGACCCAGCCTTTGACATCCTCGACGAGGGAGCAACCCGCGCATCTAAAGGCGCAGACGGCGGCGAACAAGTATCTGCGGGTCAGAATTATTATGAATGGCTCAAGACTCAGCCAGCGGAGTTCCAGGACGTGGCACTCGGGCCAACTCGCGGCGAACTGTTCCGCAAGGGCGGATTGTCGGCCGAGCGATTCGCTGAGCTGAACCTGGGCAAGAACTTTGAACCGCTCACACTTGAGCAAATGAAGGCTTTGGAACCTGTCGCGTTCGCTCGCGCAGGACTATAACGCGGCTGGGCCGCACACGCTCCGGGAGCAAAACCATGCTGAAATATGAAGTTGACACCATCGAAGGGCTGGACGCCGCCATTGCTGGCATGTACGACAAGACCGAATCCGGCAAGTTCCGGCTGAAAGTCGAAGGCATAGAGGACACCAGCGGCCTCAAGAAAAAGGTTGACGAGTTGCTGGCTGAAAAGAAGTCGGCCGCGCAGAAAGCCAAGGAAGCCGAGGAACTGGCCCGCAAAGCCTCCGAGGAATCCGCCCGCAAGTCAGGCGATGTTGATGCGCTCGACAAGTCTTGGCAGCAGAAACACGCCGAGGCACTGGCCGCAAAAGAGACCGAACTCGGCAACATGCGCGGAACCCTGAACAAGTTGTTGGTGGACAACGTCGCGGTCAGCATGGCCAACGAGCTGTCCATTCCCGGATCTTCTGCCCTGCTGATGCCACACATCCGCGCCAGGCTCTCTGTTGACATTCGGGATGGACAGCCGCAAACTGTAGTAATCGGACAGGACGGAAAGCCATCGGCGCTCACCCTGGACGAACTCAAAGCGGAATTTGCATCTAACCAAGCGTTCGCGCCGGTCATTGCAAGTTCTCGCGCTTCCGGTGGCGGGGCTTCCGGTGGCAGTGGTAAAGGCGGCGGGGCCGCGATAACCGTTACACGCGCCCAATTCGGCCAGATGAGTGCAGACCAAAAGATGGCGCACATCAAGTCTGGCGGTAAAGTCTCCTGAACCTGAGGTAAAATTGCCATGACCACGAACACCCTGACCAACCTGATTCCGGCCCTGTACGCCTCGCTCGATGTTGTTTCCCGCGAACTCGTCGGCCTGATTCCCGCTGTGACCCTTGATGCCCGTGCCTCTGCTGCCGCTGTTGGCCAGTCCGTCTATGTTGACGTGGCTCCGTCCGCCAATGCCGCCATCGACAACACTCCCGCCATGTCTGTCCCGTCTGAGTACGACCAGACCATCGGCGCTACTGCGATCACCATCAGCAAGAGCAAATCCATTCCGTTTAGCTGGAACGGCGAGGAAGAACGCGGCCTGAACTCCGGCCCCGGCGCATCGAACGTGCAGAACAACCAGATCACGCAAGCCATGCGCTCACTGGTCAACGAAGTCGAAGCCGACCTTGCTGCCCTGTACGCCACCACCTCGCGTGCCGCTGGTACTGCTGCGACTACCCCGTTTGCCACCACTCTTGAAGGCGCGATGAACGCCCGCAAGATTCTGCTCGACAACGGCGCGAATCCGCAGAACCTGAATCTGATTGTGGACACCACTGCCGGGGCTAAGCTGCACACCTTGTACGGCGTGCAGGTCGGTCGCGGCGACGTCCCGATTAACGAACAGGGCATTCTTGTCCGTCCGTCCGGCATGGCCATCCGCGAGTCCGCGCAGATTGTCACCCCGACCGCTGGTGCAATGGCATCCGCCACGACCACCAGCGCCGCGTTTACCGTCGGGCAAACCGTCCTGCCGCTGGCTACCGCTGGCACGGGCGTGGTTGCTGCCGGTGACGTGATTACGCTGGCCAACGATACCAATCAGTACGTTGTGACCAGCGTTTCGTTTGCTGGCGCTAATCCGGCATCCGGCGACAGCATCACGATTGCCGCCCCCGGCCTGCAAAAGGCGCAAGGTGCCGCAACCCGCGCCATCACCGTGATTGCCACCGGCCCGCGTAACATGGCGTTTGCCTCGTCCGCTATCGTGCTGGCTGCTCGTCTGCCGTCGCGTCCTGCTGCGGGTGACATGGCGATTGACGTGATGCAGATCACCGACCCGCGCTCCGGCCTGACCTTTGAGGTCTCGGTTTATCCGGGATTCCGCAAGGTCGTTTATCACATCTCCCTTGCTTGGGGCGTGAAGAACATCAAGCCGGAACACACCGCGCTTCTGTTGGGCTGATGAGCACCGGGCAAGGACGCCCACAACCCCACCTGCGGATGAATCGCCATGGCAATTGTCGTTGAAAATGGCTCAGTCGTAAGCGGGGCCAATTCGTACATATCCCTCGCTGATTTCAAGCTTTACGCGGCTGCGCGTGGCATCACATTGCCCGCTGACGCAACCGTTGAAGGCTATCTCGTCAAAGCCACAGACTATCTCGAATCAAACCGCAATCGTTTTGCCGGTACGCTGACAGATCGCGACCAACCGCTATCATGGCCACGCAATAACGCCATCATTGAGGGATGGGCGTGGCTCAATACCGAAATCCCCCGCCAGGTTATCAACTGCCAATGCGCTCTCACGGTTGAGCAGGTTGACGGCCTCGACATGTACAACCCGGCATCCGCCCTGCCTGTCGTCCGTGAGAACATCGCTGGCGCGGTCGAAGTGGAATACGCCAACCCCGGCCAAGCTGCGAAAGTCACAAAGACCCGCGAGTCACAAGCTATTCTCAGGACGCTGCTGAAAAACAGCGGGCTGATGGTAGTGCGCGCATGACTGCCTTCTATGACCGCATGGCCGCGACAGTCACCCGGCTGCTGACTGAGTACGGGACTGCGGTCAACATCGTCCGACCTGCGCTCAATTTCGACAACGCCACGAACAAACCCACATCGGGCGGCAATACCGTCATCGCATCCACCGGCGTCTTCCGCAGTATTGCGCGGCGTCTCGTTGACGGCACTCGCATCCAGTCCGGCGACCGTGAGCTTGTCATGGTGCCGGATGTGGAAGTTCGCATGGGCGACCGCATCGACGTATCCAGCATTGGCGACACGACCGCGACAACCGTCGGCGGCGCTCCCGGAATCATCCTGGGCGCTGGTGTTGCTGGCACATGGGCGATTCAGGAAATTAACGAGGTTCGCCCGGCTGGAACAATCCTGGCTTATGTCGTGAGGGTTCGGCGATGAGTTTTGAGTCCGATCTGGAGCGGTTCGCCCGTCGCGTCGGCAAGTCGCTGGATGAGACATGCCGCAGCATCACGATCAAATGGTTTTCAGGCACAATCATGTCTACGCCAGTTGATACCGGGAGACTGCGCGGAAACTGGCAGGCGTCGCAAGAAGCACCGGCATCCGGAACGACAGCGGACGTAGACAAGGCAGGAAACGCAACGATTGCAAAAGCCATCCGCAAGATCGGCGGCGCTGGCTCGGTAAACTACCTCGTCAATAACATGGACTACGCGGAAAAGATCGAGTTCGGCGGCAGCAATCAAGCACCTCGCGGAATGGTTCGCATAAATCACGCCCGCATCCTCCGCATCGTCAAGCAATCAGCAGCGGAGAATCAGGTATGAGGTTCGCCGATATTCAATCCGCCCTGTTTGCCTCATGGGAAACCGGCGCTTACGGCCTGACCACGTACTACCCGAACCGCGACTACAATCCGGCAGCGGGCGACGACCATGCCCGGCTGTTTGTTCTGTGGGCTGGCAGCGACGCGGCAACGCTCGGCGATGACGGCACGAACGAAGTCACCGGCATTTTCCAGATTGACATCATGTACCGCACCGGACGCGGCGATGGCGAGGCGCTGGAAAAGATAGACGAAATCTGCGCGGACTACACATCCGGTACCCGCCTGACATACGACAGTCAGCAGGTCGTAATCTGGGGCGCAACCCCCACCACCCTATCCACTGAAAACGGCTGGCTCCGGTCAGTCCTCACAATCAACTTTAGCGCGTATGTGCGGAGATCATAATCATGGCAATTGCAGGCGGTTCACTGGCTCGACTCGCGTACATCGCTGAAGTCACCTACGGCACCACCCCGGACACCCCGGCTTTTCAAGTAATCAACCCGACCAGCCACAGCATCGGGCTGGAAAAGGAGACCTTCCAGTCGGAAACCATCCGCTCCGACCGGCAACTGAACGATTTCCGCCATGGCGTCCGTCAGGCATCCGGCGACATCGGGATTGAGTTCCGTGACGCATCATGGGATGACCTGCTTCAGGCTGTCATGATGGGTACGTGGTCAACCGACGTTCTGAAGGCAGGTACGACTCGCCGGTCGTTTACCATTGAGCGCTTCTTCAGCGACATCACCCGCTATCGTCGGGCTGTGGGCTGCGAGTTCAATTCGTTCTCGCTGGAATGCCCTGCAACCGGCATAGTCACCGGCACGTTCAGCGTCATCGGCATGGACGATACCGGCGCAGGCACCGCGATTGCCAGCAGCACCTACACAGCAGACCCTAACGAAAACGTCATGGATTCGCTTTCGGGTAGCATCACCGTTGGCGGCAGTGCCGTGACCTGCGTCACATCCATCAAAATGACATTGGAAAACGGCATCGAAAACCTTCCTGTTGTTGGCGAAACCACCCGCGTTCGTGGCGCGGCTGGCCGGTCGATTGTCACTGGCGAACTGACGACGCTATATCAAGACGATACCCTGCTGGATGCTTTCGAAGACGAGACAGAAACCGCCATCGTTTTCGCCCTGACCGACGGCGTTGCCACGTACACGTTCACGCTGCCCAAGGTCAAGTTCACCGGCGGC